TTTGGGGTGGAGATAGCGGTCGTAAATGGGCAGAAATGATAATAGAACGCAAAGAAAAAGAAAAAAGTAAATAAAAATAGAAACTTTGTTAATATATAGTCTATATAAAGGAGAGAAACATGAAAGATTTAGAAAAAAACGTAGAACTCTGGTATAGACTATTAGACAAACAACAAGACAAAGTTATTCCAGCTAAATGGTATTTATAGGAGTAATTTATGTCATCATTTATGCAACTACTCCATGAGGCCAGAGAAGAAAACAAAATTAAAACAGAAAAACTAGACACTGTCTTGAATGATTTATCTAAAACTGATTCTAAAGACATTGACTTATTTAGTATGAATGAAGAAAAACATATTGAACCTTTAATAGAAGAAGAAGTTAAACCTGAAAAGGTTGTGAGTATTGGAGACAAAATCATACAAACTTCAGCTAATGCACTTTTATGTAAAAGCCTAAAAGGAAGTGGAGCATCTAAGAGATTAGCAAAAGCTATTAGTGTAAGAAAACATATTACTCCACAACAGCTTAAGAAAGCGTTTAATATACAGAGTAGAGTTAAACCTGCTCATCATAACTATCAACTAGTAGGCGGAGATGCAATGATGCAGCTTAAAACACTATTAGAAAGCGGTACCACACTTGGTGTTGCACTAGAGACAATATATAAGGATTGATTATGAAAAAACTTGATGTATTTAGCTGCTGGTCTCCACTTGACCTAAGTAAAGCTAAAGAAGATGATGGTGCACTTGAAATAGAAGGTATCGCATCATCAGAAGCAGTTGATGAAAGTGGAGAAGTTATTCTTCAAGAAGGCTTGGACTTTAGTTATGCACTTAAACGTGGTGTATTTAATTTAGAACACTTAAGCGGACCAAAATATGTTTTAGGACATCCTTCAAAAATTTTCACAACAACGGTTGACGGTAAAAGAGCAACTGGAGTACGTGGTGTTTTATATACTAAGAAACAAGAAGTTAAAGAGATAATTGAAACTGCACAAGCAATGAAATCTGCTGGCGGTGGACGAACTTTAGGTTTTAGTATCGAAGGTAATGTATTAGAAAGAGATAAACGTAATCCTAAGGTCATCAAGAAAGCTCGTGTCCTTAACATTTCTATTACTTCATCACCATGTAATGCAGATGCAACTATGAAACTAGTAAAATCTATACTTGAAAATGAAAGCAATGAGGTAAAACAAACTATGGAAAAACATTACGAATACTCTGACGTTCGAATGTCGTATAGACAAGCAAAAATGTTAGAAGACTACTCAATGAAACTTTGTAAGTTGTTAGGTATGCTACCTGACGATGCAGATATGCCAGAATGGACACAGGCTAAAATTACAAAGGCTCTAGATTACTTACAGGCGTCTTACCATTATCTCTGTATTGAGATGGGTGAACAAATGGAAGAAATGAAATCATACAAAATGAAGTATGAAAAAATAATGCAAGAGATGAAGATTAAGGACATGGAGCCTACTCCAGAAGGTCCCGGAATTCATCCTACACATGAAGAAGATAATGATTATACTACAAATGATAAACCCTATGGTTTAGGCAAAGAAGTATACATAGAAGACGTATCCATTCAGGCAGATGCTGACGCTGATGAATCAGGAAGTATGGCACCTATCTCTATGGAGAGTTTAGAAGAAGAAGTTTCATCAATGGACTTTGACTTATCAGATGAAGAGATTAAAGAAATAGTAATGAGACTACTTCGTGAGTATCCTGAAATTGGTAATGACAAAGTTATGGAGCTAATTCATCAGATGATTGCACGTAAAATGTATTACAAAATGAAAGAAAAAGAAGAAAAATAAGAATTCGTGCAAAAATAAATACACTTTTTTTTAGCGTAATTTATAAAAAACAGCTTGAGGTATATAAATAGTATTAGGTGCTCGTGATGCATTTGCTATCGGCAGCGCAAATACTTTGCTTAAGATGTTATTTATTTATTGCAAAATATAGATACACTATTAAGACACAAGTCAAAATCACTTATAAAACAAATAAGGAGTTAACGCAATGAGTGAAATCAACACAAATAATGTTGAGAACGTTCTGAATCAAATTAAAGAACAACTCGACAATGAAACAAAAGTTAGTGAGACCATTGCCAAAAACGCCGATAAGCTCATCGAAGCACAACTTGAGAAGTTTGATGCCCTCTCAAAAGCAGTTGATGAACTTTCTGGTAAGATGGCAACAGTCACGGAAATGTTTGCTAACCTTAATATCCCTACTAATGAGGATATTGAGAAGCACATTGAAGTTAAAGCTGAAGAACTCTCTAAGTCATTTGATGATAAATTCGAAGACCTAGAGAAAAATATCGAGACTACTAAAGTAGAAAACGAAGAACTCGTTAAAAAAGTCGAAGTACTTGAAAACGAGCCTGTTGTTAAATCTACTATTGAAGTTGAAGACAAACCAGAAGTTGTTGTGGAAACTATTGAGAAGTCCGTTGAAGGACCTACTCGTGGAGACCTCATCAACAAAGCCCTAGAAGAAATATCTACTGCAGATACACACCGACGTTCTGAGCTCTTTAAAGCTGTAAGTCAGCTTGAAGCAGGCGTTTCCATTAAAGACATCAAACTATAATATAAGGAGAATAATGATGCAATTACCTGGACTAAATGAAAACATTAATGTTAACGAGCTCACTCGCTTGAATGATGCTCTTAAAAAGAATAGCAGTGTTGGTTATCAAACACCTGCTGTAATGGACGGAAGCTTTAGCCCTCTCGTTCCACAATCAATCGAAGGAACCTTGGCTAGCGCTACTCATACTATGCGAGACTTAGTATTGTGGCCTATGCTTCCTAAGGTACAAGTTTCTAACACTGTACATGAGTACGCTGTAATCAAAGAGCACGGCATCGACATGGACCCGTTCATCTCTGAAGGTGGCGGAAGTGCTTCTAGTTTTGGAAGTTCACAGTCAAGCTATGAGCGTAAATCTGTTAAAATCAAGTATATGGCAGAAAGACGCCAAATTTCAGACGTATCAACTCTAGTTGGTATCATCGGAAGCAATCCTAATGCACTTGCAGAGGAAACTGAGCGTGGTACAATGAGCCTTCTTCGCAAAGCAGAAGTTCAGCTTTTCCACGGTGACGAAGACGTTCAAGCTAAAGGTTTTGACGGCGTTCTTAAGCAAATCGAGCGTGACCTAAGTGGCGCTCGTGATGCACAACTTGGTGGTAAACCTTTCTCTACAAACCAAGAAGATGTTGCTGGTAATGCTCTAAGCGCTATTAAGCTTCATGACGTACTTGGTGAGCTTCACAGTGCACCTCGTTTTGGTAAGCCAGACGTAATTATGGTAGACCCTAAACAGTACAGCAAATTGATTGCTGATTCTGCTGCTAATGGTCGTCATGATGCAATGCTTCTCGTTAACCAAGGAGACCAAGGTACTCTTACTCTTGGCGCTGGACCACAAATCCACGTTATGGGACCTATGGGACCAGTACCTGTTGTAGCTGCTCCATTCCTTAATCGTCAGCTTCCTCCTCCTACAGTTGGTGCTGGTGATGCAAGTCTTCGTCCTCAGGATGTGACTTTCGCTGCTAATGCTACTCAGCTTGCTCAGGCTTCATTGTTTGATGCTTCTGGTACCGGTGATGGACATGATGGTTCTGTTAAATATGTAATCGTTGCTGTTAATGCACAAGGTTATTCTTCACCAGTTATTTCTGACGCTGTAGACGTTAACGACGGTGATAAGGGAACTTTCCAACTTAACTCACTTGCTCGTAATGGTGATTACTACCGTATCTACCGTACTTCTTGTATGACTGCTGGTCGCGCTGCTGCAATCACTGACGCAGAAGTTTTGGCAGAAGCTAAACTCATTGGTGAATTCTTACCTGCTGAGTGTGTTGCTGCGGCATTTGTTGACCAAGGTGTTGAGCGTTATGACTGTGGTCGCGTTCTTATCGCTTCTATGGACCAACAGGTTTGTGAATTTGCTCGTCTTCTTGACTTCTTACGACGTCCTCTCGCAGAGACCGGCGCAGCTAAGCAGTTCTTACTTATGCTCTTTGGTTCACCTATCGTTAAGGTACCTGGCAAGAACTTCGTACTTCGCAACGTTAAACGCTAAAAAATTAGTGTTGAATCTGGAGAGACTATATAACGTGTTTTTAAAATCAAAAAACTTGTTGTATTAGAAGACAGTTTTTTTCCCTTCCTTGGTACTCTCTCTCCGCCGAGGTTGGGTTTTTAAGGCCTCAATAAAATAATCACGACGTTTAAGCACAGTTAACTTTAACTGGACATATATATAAACATATAAAACGTTGTTAAGATGACTACTACAATCACATAACGTATTAAGAAAGGTACAATCCAAATGGCAATAGGAATAAGAGACATACTTACTGTCGATTACTTAAAAAATACGCTGTTAGTAGGTGTGTCACTACTCGATGATGCAGGTCAACCATATCCGGATGATTTGTTTAGTAATGCTATAGAACAAGCTATATCACTAATAGAAGAAGAATTACAAATAGTAATTGACCCACATTCAACGAGAGGTGAACGCCATGATGCAATCTCTCAAAATAGAAGAAGTTGGTGGGGTGCCACTTTAGACAGAAGACCTTTAAAGTCTGTAGATAAGCTAACAATAAGTTATGGCAACTATCCAGAGACTGACATACCTTTAGAATGGACAAACATAACTTCAGAAGTTGGTGGGTCTGTACATTTAATACCGACTGCTGCAACATTAGGAACATTTAGTTTTAATAACTCAATACCTTTGTTAGTAGACCCAATATCAAACTTTAGTTATCATGAAAGAGTACCAGCTTACTTTAAATTTGATTATACTTCAGGATTTAATTTCATTGAAGGTACTATAACAATACCACAAGGTTCCACAGAGGTACTAGATATTGCGATAGCAGAAACTTTAGTAGATAAACCTAATTTTCTATTTACAATAACAGATGATGGAAACGGCAACGTTGTAGGAGCTGCTGCACCAAAGATTAAAACATTTAATGTCGGAGACGACAAGTTTAGTGTAGAGAGTAATTTAACTCCTGCAGTTTCTGATATGATTATTAGTTATAAACTTTATACATGTCCTAACTTATTACTTAAATGTATATCATACGTTGCTGCATTACTACCTTTAGATACTGCAGGTGATTTGATTGCAGGTGCCGGTATAGGTAGCTTTAGTATTGGTGTTGATGGACTAAGTCAAACAGTTAATACAACATCATCAGCGACTTCTGCTGGTTATGGAGCTAAAATGATAAGTTATAGAAGCCAGCTTAAAGAAGCAGTAAAAATACTTAAAGGTAAATACCGTCTAAGTAAGATTGCGATGTTTTAAATGCAGCTGCCTACACCTAATCAAAGACTAGAAAGAACTCGTGCAGACTTTATAATGCGTGAGTTTAGACAACTCATTAAACAAAAAGGTTTAGTAATTACAT